ATCGCCGCTCCGCTGTTGTTCACCCCAAACCGGTTATTATAAATATTGGTGACAATCTCGATGCACGCCAGGTTTACAGTCGCCGGAGTAGTGGAATACCCAAACTTACCCACGATCTTCACGCCCTTGCGCACGCCCGCTGGAAAGCTAAAATTACCAAGGGGAGCGGTCCCAATTGAGTTGTAGGACCACCCATCGAGTACAGCGTTCACGGGCAGCAGGTCGAAGTCAGTCACTAACCATGTGTTCTCGTAAGTCCGGTCTCCATCGTCATCCGTATATAGATTGGTAACACTGATAATAGGCCCGGTAAACAGCATGTCGAAGCCTTCGGCGGTAAAGTATCTCGTTTCGTCCGAGCTGGAGGTATAAAAATGCTTGGACGTATATCCATCGATCCAGCGTGACACAGACTCTACCAAGCGCTCGATAACTGCGTCATCCGTGGCATCTGTGGACGTGATGCGCTTGCTGTCCTTGATGTTTGCCAACGTGGCATATCCGTTACTGATGGTCAAGATCACCTCCTTCCGCTTGCTTCAGCGCCCGCACTCCGCCCGCCGCAGTCAGGCGCTGGTCAAACTCGTTCATGTTGGTCAGGTTCTCGTGGGATATGCCCAGCTTGACGCCGGTGTTGTATGCGTGTCCCATTTCCTCAGCAATGAACGTTCGTAATTGGCGCAGCGCTTCAGCATTACCAAGTTGGCGCCAGACGTTAAAGACATATTCCGATTTGCCGCCGGCGGTGTACATGGCTGCTCGAATATCCTCGCCATCCTTCTGCGCTTGTGCAGACCTGCGCTCGAACTGCTGCCTGGTGATGGGGTCGTCCCGGCTGGCGTAGAACTTCGCTTCACTCAGCGCCCCGGCGAGTGTCCCGCACTCGATTGACGCCTTCTGAAATTCGATGACCGCATCTGGCAGTTTGTCATACTTGCGTTCAAGGATGATTTCAGAAACCTTGTCCTTGATATACTTCACGTTCCGAAAAGCAGGAGCGTGAGCGTCCTCAAGCAGCTTCACCCGGGCAATGAAATACTCCTCTTCGATTTGCGTTTCACCTTCGTAGCCATACATACGTTCAGCAAAGTGCATTTGCCCGGACTTGATCCCAACCTTGATACCCATGCCAAACGCAACGCCTACCCAGAACTGCCAGTTGTTGAGTTGATAGCTATATTCCGTGTTTGACGTCAGTTCTACGCCGTACAGGTCTATCTCCTCGTACCCCAGGTATAAACCCAGAGCCAGGGCATAAGCCGGTGTGGATGCGAACCATCCCAGGTGCGCACCGGGCACGCTCAGCATTATGTTACCCATTGGGTAGCGCTTGGCGCACGGGACACGCTCGTCTTTGTCCTGCATCCAGATCGTCTTGGTTATTCCGTGGTCTTGTTGTAGCCATTGCCAATGATCGGCATTCGCCATGTTATGAGGTGATGTGTAGACCGGCTCCCGGTGGAGCTGGAAACAGGCATCCCAGCGCTTACACCAAGCCTGCTGGGGTGCCTCGTTGAATACCCAAATATCCACGTTCGGCGCGTCAAAGGGAGCATTCTCCCGTGTTGCAGGATGCGTCCCAACGATGCAAAGTTTATTCATTTTGCTAACCTTTCCGGGAGGGGAGTTCATCCCCTCCCATTTCAACCAGTAAGGTTAGCTGGCCGCGATCATTGACGTTTGTTTGTATCGCGGGTTAGTCACCGCAAAGATTGACACAAGGGTCGGCGTGCCATAGGTCGCCAGAGGCGTTACACGCACATACAGATAACGACCAAGATCATGGTCCGCCTGGGCTTCCGCAGGGTCAACGATGAACTGAACCATCATCCCGTCGCCAGAGATTGAGATGGTGTAACCGCTGGAAGCGCAAGAGGTAACAGCGCCCCAGGTGTTGGTCCCGGTGGCCGCACTCAGCCGATAGTAGAACGGGATCGTGGTGGCTGCGGTTGTGGCTGCCGTGGTTGCACAGTGGATGGTAATGGTCGGGCCGGTTTGCGCCGTTGAGGCGGCAGTGATGACGCCGAAGTACACGAAGAAACTAACTTCGTGCGCCCCGTCCAGGTCCACAAAGCTCGTGTTGGTTGCGGTCGCTGCGATGTCGACGGGTGCCAGTAAGGGGATGACGTTCTCGTACATTCCGTATTTAGTAGCCATGTTTTATCTCTCCTTATACCGAGGCCGTGGCAAGGCAGACGAACGGAGACACGGTATTACTACCATGCAGCGGGGTCAGCGCACTGGACCAGAGCGAGGTACCGTCAATTCGGTAAACCCAGCGGAAGGCAGTTTCGTCAGTCAAGAATGAGACGTGGATGGACGAAGCTGATTTGATGCCGCCCTTGGTGATGGTCTGGTACTGGCTCAAACTCGCCAAGTAGATGTCACCCTTCGTGGTCATTGACTGGCAGTACTCAGACTCCAGCACGGGCCGACCGAATAGGGTCGCATACGGGGCGACTGACAATCCACCCGGAGGCATGTAAACCATCTGGTAGGTCGTTGCCATTGCATGAAGCTGCGGGGTCACGTCCTGGTTTACGATCCAGACGTAATCGTTGTAGCCGACAAAGCGCCGTGCCCACATATTGATTACATCCTGATACTGCACCTTGGCAGCATCGGTGCGCAGAACTGAGACCAGCGCCGGGCAGCCCAGGATACCCAGGGGTTTGCCAACGCCATCGCCTTCGATGATTGCATCCTCAGCCTGGAACAGAAGTTCTTCCGGGACCTTGCGCCCCAGCCAGGACTCAAGAAATGCTGAATCCTCGAGCTGCTCATCGGTCGCATAGACCAGAGCGTACACTTTCTTGAGTTTCAATTCCACCTGGCGGAACTTTGGTTTGCTCGAAGTCTTGGTGCCTGCTTCAGCGCCCCAATACCCACGCAGCCCGCCCATGCGAGAGCCAAGCACGCGGGTCGTCTCGTCGATAGCGTCAAAGGTCATGCTGTTGCCAGCTACCGGATCTTGTGCCACACGGCTCAGGATTTGACCGACATTGTACATGCGGTCGAGGATGCCCGTTGCATACTGCGGATGCACCAGATAACCACCGTCGGAGGGAACACCCTCGCTCATGCCGGTAGCCTTCAGGGGGCGCAGTCTGCGGTCCTCCTGGGAGGGTGCGACTCCCGCCATTTTCACGGCGGATAAAAATTCACCTGCTGATTTCCAGGGTTGGTCGGCTTCATCCTTCGTGACAACCACGCCGGAACCGTCTGGTTTTGCGGGCAGGCTCTTGCGATACTCCTCAACGGCTTCTTTAGCCACGGTTGCGAGTAAGGCTTTCATCTCTTCGGTAATTTCCATTTTGCCCTCGATATGTTTGATTGGGTTGGATACAATAGTTTTACTTTCTGCGTTGACGTCTGGCGCGGTCTCCGCCGCCTCTGCCTCGGTCTCAACAGTCAATAACGATTTCATGGGTAGTACGGTATTGCGTGGCTCTGCGGGCCGGTGCGTGAGCGAAGCATCGAGGCCCAATGGCCAGCGGGTAATGTGGTGCGTCCCGTTGCTCTGCGCTTCTCGCTCTACCAGGTGGGCAGCCGTCCCGGATGACCAGCCCAACTTTCCAGCAGCCGCAAGTTCAAGGATGAACTTCTCGTACTCGTCGCGCTCTTTCAGGATCGTTTCAGCGAACACGCCGAAGGCATCCTGTGTCAGCGTTGCCTTGCCCAACTTGCGCGCCTTCACCGTTGGGTTTAGCCCGTGGTCAAAGTAGACCGTGCTCGTGGCAGGAAACGCATCAACATCGTAATCCGTCTCTGCGTCAAAATAGTCTTTCATACTGGACACGTCAGGAGTAGAAGCGTCAGAGAAGCGCACCAGGTAGCCGCCCAACTTCAACCCACCTTCAACGGGCGTAGCTTTGATCTCGCCGCCGAACGTGACAACGGATTTGTTTACGTCAATCATCTGGCTGGTGTCATCCTCGGCGATTTCCTGCGCCGTGGAAGCGGGAGCATCCTCGTCAAGCGGCTCCATCGCCATGGTGTGACCAACGATCTGGTTAGCGGCTTGGCGTATTGCCCGGATCGTCTGCCTGTCGGTGGTGTTGTTCCGTGCGCCTGTTTTTAACTCGTCGGTCATATTTGCTCCGAGATAACGAAAAAGGCGCATCAACTACCCTCGATTGGGTGTCAATGCGCCTCAGATACCATCTAGCACGCTCGCTTGCAGTCCTGGGGCCGCCGGCCTTGCTCCTTGCAAGCTATTTAGTTTACGTAATCATTATACCATGCCTGTCAATACCCTAATCCAGACCAATGCGCTTGATCGCCTTCTTCACCCCAGCATCAAACTTCTTCAGCACCGTTTCGTTATTCGCACGCACCAACAGCGCAGCACTTCGCCATCCTGCAAGTAATGGTTGATTGGCCTGCTGGTTTGCATCGCCCATCAAGAAGGCTGCATAGGGTGTTTCATTGGCAACAAAGGAATCCTTGCCCTTCCCGTACACCTTCCATCCGTCAGCCATTGTCGGGGTGCGATTGGAAACCCCCGGCGTTATCACCCCCTCTCGTATCATCGCCATTACATAACGGCGCTGCTTGTCACTCACAAAGGTTTGACCATAGGCGCGCTTGCGTGATACATAGCGATATGATGGGTAATGCTTGAATATGTTCACCAGGTATTTATTCGCAGCGTCAACGCCATCATCCGCCGCAGCTTCTGGCAGCTTATCCAGCTTTGCCATGAGTTCGGGTATTCCCCTCACCTCAACTGCAATAAAGTCATTAGCCATGGATAAGGCCCTCGATCAGCCGACCGTTACTTTGAGTACAACTCGTTTCCCGGCAGGACTTCCGAGAGAGGGCCTTATACATGACTGCCTACCGCAATATCCATAAGCCGACCGAGAGCATCGTTCGTGCGCCGTTTGTCTGTGGCATTAAGAGAGCAATCGCATTGCCAGCCCCCGCACTCCAGGTTATCGTTTGGCGCACCCTGGGGATGAAGTCCACTCTCATCCCACTCACTCGCATAAGCTACGATGCCATCCAGTTGAGAACAAGTCGAACAGTGCTGCTCCGTTGCACCTAACTGCCACTCAAACTTATCCTTGCCGCCAAACCACAATTGCGCCTGCGTTACCATGTCGCTATATCTGTTAGCCCACATTTCAGCGCGCATTCGGAAGGAAGCGGAAAAGTCTTTATCGGTCAACCCGTCCGCAGTGGCCGCCATGATGTCATCTCCCAACTGTGGGATAAATTCATACTCCGCCGTAATACGTGCATCAAGTTCCGCCAGGTCTTCATCGCTCATATCCCCCGGCTCCACGCCAACATCCTTAGCTCCCTCGTTCCAGGCGCGCGTAAATTGACTCTCGATTTCGGACACCATG